GACGAATCAATCTCTCTAGTGCTGAAGCAGATCTAAACGATTCTAAGTTGCCATCATCTGCAGGAGCTGCAGCATCTCGTTACATCTTTGCGCTTTACCAACAGCGCCTTAACGAAGAAGCGTTGAAGCTGTCTGACAAGTATCCAATCCGTATTCACTACACCCGCTAAGTAAGGAAATCCAATGACACGTAAGTACTCAAGCATAAGCGTTCAGACAACGCTTGCCTCTGGTATCTCAAACTCTGCTACCACTATGACTGTGGCTACAGGTACTGGTGCAGCCCTTCTTGGTGGCGTAACCCTAGCATCTGGCAACATTGATACTTTTTCAGTTGCCATTGACCCAGATACTCAGAACGAAGAGATTGTCTTTATCACTCAAAACTCTAGTGACTCATTTACAATCGTTCGCGGTCAGTCAGGCACTAGCGCAATCTCACATTCAGGCGGTGCCACAGTTAAGCACGTCTTTGTATCAGAAGCGCTCAATGCTTTCGAGGCAGGTCTAAACGAGACAATCCCTCTTAATGCCCAGACTGGTACTACATACACATTAGCAGTAGGAGATGCGGGAGAACTGGTAACTTTTACCAACGCATCAGCAATTACTCTTACAGTGCCAACGAATGCCTCTGTACCATTTGCTATTGGAACTCAGATAACTATTACTCGTGCTGGATCTGGTTCTTTAACAGTAGTCGGTGACACTGGAGTAACTGTTAATAGCGCTGATAGTTTCTTAAAACTACGCGCTCAATGGTCATCTGGAACTCTTATTAAGGTCAATACAAACTCTTGGATCCTGATTGGAGACTTGAGCGCCTAATGAGAATCCTTGGAACGGTCGCATCTTCATCACGTGAAGTGCCAAATGCACCAACGATTGGTACTGCTACTAACGTTGGAACAGGTCGCGCCTATAACAACGGTTCGGCAACAGTAACATTTACGGCACCTACCTTTGATGGTGGCCTGCCTATTACGGGTTACACAGCTACCTCTAGCCCTGGTGGGTTTACCGCAACAGGTGCCTCTTCACCACTTACCGTAACTGGTTTGCAATCTGCTACAGCATATACATTTACTGTAACTGCTACTAACTCTCGTGGTACAGGTGCTGCCTCTGCTGCATCTAATAGCATTACAGCAACTACAGTTCCACAGGCTCCAACTATTGGAACTGCTGCAGATGGTGGCACAGGAACTACTGCAACTGTTACCTACACAGCAGGTGCTAGTGGCGGTGCCGCAATATCTGTATTCACAGCAACTTCATCTCCTGGTTCATTGACTGGAACAGGTGCATCACCTATTACGGTATCTGGACTTACAACTGGAACTGCTTATACATTTACAGTTAAAGCAACTAACGTTAATGGGCAATCTCTAGCATCTGCTGCATCTAACTCAGTAACCCCAGCAAGTCCAACATCGTTTGAGTCTATTGCAACGTTTACTCCAACCTCAGGTACTTCCGTTACATTTAGTTCAATACCTCAGACTTACAAATCATTACAGGTTAGAGTAAACATTATGGCATCAGGAGGGTCCTCAAGCGTTCGATTAAATGGAGTTACTTCAAATTATTGGCAGCACGTTTTTGAGGCTACAAATTCTGCTGTTCAAGGAGCAAATGCTAACGGAAATGCTATGAGAATAAGCACAAGTTACGCAGACCAAAATGCCACATATCCCACTGTTGCAATAACAGATGTAATTGATTACGCCTCTACTACTAAAAATACAACGATTAGAACTTATGGTGGAAAAGATGCTAATGGTACAGCAAGTGGTGAAGGCGTGATTCTTTCAAGCGGTTTATATCAAGCAACAACAGCGGTGACAAGTTTAACGGTTATTTCAACAGCCGCTTTTGCTACAGGAACTACTATTGCATTATATGGAGTGAAATAATATGCCGTCAACATACGAATCAATTGCTACAAACACATTAGGAACTGCTACATCAACTATCACCTTTTCTAGTATTCCAAGTTCTTGGACCGATTTGCGAGTTGTTCTTTCATCCAAAGCAAACTCCACAGTTGCAGTGGTATTTCGTTTTAATTCAGACACTGCAACAAATTATTCAAAGACAACCCTTTATTACGGACCAGCAGGTCTCCGTCAAATAAATCAAACCAGTATAGTAAGTTGGAACAGCCTGCTTTCAGGAAATTGGCAATCAAGAATGTACGATATATTTTCTTATGCAGGCTCTCAATTCAAAACCCTGCTGTTTAGTGAAAATGCATCTGAAAGCGCATCAGTAGGCGGGGTATCAAGAGCAGTAGGAATGTGGCGTAGTACGGCAGCAATTACCTCAATTACAATATCAACCTCATCATCTACGTTTGCTGTTGGAACAATAGCAACTCTTTATGGAATTAAGGCGGCCTAAATGCCAAACACGTACGTTTTAATCTCTAGCACTGTACTCGGATCGACCTCCGCCTCTGTTACGTTTTCTTCAATCCCACAAACTTACACTGATTTAGTCGTTACATTAAGTTTACGTGCATCAACTGGTGGCAGTGTTGCTTCGTCGGCTCGAATGTTAATAAATGGCACAACGGGAAGTGATTATTTTTACAGGATGGCTGGAACTGGTACTACTACTGTTAGTTCAAATGCAGGAGGGGTTTACATAGACAATTCTGTTAATGGCCAAACATCAACAGCAAACACGTATTCAAGTGTTGATATGTATATCCCTTCATATACTGATAATTTTCCAAAACAATTAGGTCAGTTTTATTCTTACGAACAAGCAGCCGCAACAGCAGATACAAATGTATATGCTCGTTATTGGAATAGTACAGGCACACCTATAACAGCACTCACTATTGACTTAGGTGGAGTAACGCCAATCTTCGAAATAGGTTCATCTTTCTATTTATACGGCATCAAGAAAAACTAAGGAGCAATAATGACACGACCAACACGAATCGAAATCAATTGCGAAACAGGCCAAGAGTCAATCATTGAATTGACTGATGCCGAAATTGCACAGATGGAAGCAGATGCAGCAGAGTTTGCTGCTCGTCAGCACGAAGCAGAGGTTAAGGCAGCAGCAGATGCTGAGGCTAAGGCTAAACTGCTCACTAAGTTAGGCATCACAGAAGACGAAGCAAAACTACTTCTAGCGTAAGGAAACAAAGTGGCCTACGGCGACGACATCACAGAGGGTATTCCCTACGTACTATCCAACCCAGCAGGTTCCACTAACTACTCAGGTACTGGCGAGGCTTATGACATAGCCATCGCTGGCTTGCCATTCTTCTTGCTTAACAGTGACGATTCACCTTATCGTCGTGTGACAGCGCAGTATCGCAAGCAGCAGATTGACCAGAGCCGTGAGCCAGGTGAGCAGACGCTTACTGGTTGGTGGCTACGATCACAAAGTTCATTCCATTATGGACAAGGCATCAAGTTCTTTGAGCCTATCCAGGATGAGTCGCTGCGATTCCAGTACACAGAGTCTAAGGGTGTAGATGTCTGGACCAAGGGACAGGCGACACTGCTCAAGTCTGTAGATAGCCAGCACGTAACTACTGGTGGCATTCAGGCTAATGGTCGTCCGTGGCAGTATGCCCGTTCTATCCAGTGGGACAAAAGCAGCAATACCTACAACGGTATCTTGCTATCTGATGAGTATGATGTAGACAAGATCTTCCCAGCAATTACTGTCTCTATTACCAACAAGGCTTTGACTTCTAACGTAGCAACGCTGACTACCAGCGCAGCGCACGGTCTATCTATCGGTATGCAGATTACTATTACTGGAGTAGATGCAACCTTTAACGGTGAGTACCGCATTACAACCGTACCTACCACTACTACCTTTACCTATGCCAAGGTTGCCGCAGATGTTGCATCTACCGCTGTTAGCCCAGCAGGTACAGGTGTGGCAGATGTTATCCACTTCGTTGACTACATCTCAGGAACTGATTATCCAGTACACACAATCTGTGATGATGGTGTCTATGCCTACTGGGTAACCAACGTGCTTAACGCTGGAACCCCACGCCTTCGAGTCTATAAGAAGTTACTATCTGATGATAGTTCTGTATCGCCTACTCTAATGATTAGCGATAACGGCATTACTGTATCCAATGCTGTTATGGAGTACACCAAAGAACGTATCGTTATGTGTGTCAACGATAAGGTCTATGAGTTTTCATCTACTGCATCATCCCTGCCTACTGCAGTCTATGCACACAATGACCCAGACCACATCTTTACTAGCATCACATCAAGTGGCGCTGCTATCTATATCTCAGGCTACTCAGGTATCCAGTCCAATATCTATAAGTTTACCCTCTCTACTGCAGGTGCTATGCCTACACTAACCAGTGCTATCACTGCAGCAGAACTACCAGTAGGTGAGATTGTATTTAAGATCTCCTACTACCTAGGCAATATGGCTATTGGTACTAGCCAAGGTATGCGTATGGCTGATGTTGCTGGAGCACAAGATGGCTCCATTACATACGGCGCTTTAATCTTTGAATCAGACCAGCCAGTCTATGACTTTGCTTTTCGTGATAGATATATCTGGGCAGCTACTGGTGTAGATGGTCAGGTCGGTGTTACCCGTATTGATATGGGGCAACCATTAGGTAACCTTTTGTTCCCTTATGCCTATGACTTATATGACCCAGCAGATACATTAGGTCACTACACCACAGCCTGTGCTTTTATGGGCGATACCTACAGACTGGCATTCTGTAACGCTGGCAATGGTGCAGATGGAACTATCTATATAGAGTCAGAATCTACCTTGATGGCAGAAGGCACACTGCGTACAGGTTATGTACGCTACAACACACTAGAACTAAAGATCTTTAAGTTGATGCAGGCTCGTGTGAATACAGCAAACGGTGGTCTATACGTTGACTCTATTGACAACGGGGATAACTTCTTTCGTATCGGTACCTTCTCACAAGGTGAACTGGTGCCAGAGGTGAACATCAACTATCCACAGGCTGCTCAAGAATATCTTGGCTTCCAGTTTACATTGACACGTTCAACCACTGATACATCTAAGGGTCCACTATTTACTGGCTACCAGGTTAAGGCTCTGCCTGCTATCCCACGTCAGAGACTTATCCAATACCCATTGTCTTGCTTTGACCACGAATCAGATCACTTCGGCGTTGAGGTTGGCTATGAAGGCTCAGCTTACTTCCGTATGTCACAGTTAGAAAACATTGAAAACGCTGGAGATACCATCCGCGTTGAAGACTTTAGAACTGGTGAATCCTACATTGGACTCATCGAAGAAATGGATTTTAGAAATGCTACACCTTCGGATAAGCGATTCTCTGGCTACGGCGGAACGCTCTTAGTAACCATTAGGACGGTCTAATGCAGGCACAAGACTACGCAACAGTTGCTGTTGCAGTAATGACAATCGTAGGTGGCTTTGCTGCTGGTGTTCGCTGGCTAGTAAAGCACTACCTCAACGAACTCAAGCCTAATGGTGGCTCAAGTGTTAAGGATTCAGTAGCACGATTGGAGCGACAAGTTGAAGAGATTTATCGCATCCTTATTACTCGCAATAACTCTTAGCGGTTGTGGTTACCAAGGCTGGGTTCGTTATCCTTGTCAAGAGTTTGAGAACTGGGAAAAGCCTGAGTGTAATCCTCCACAATGTGAAGTAACTGGTACCTGTTCCTCCGATTTATTACCAGAGGTATTTGATGAAACGCCCTGAAAGATATACAGCAGAAGAACTCCACGCTAGATTGATTGTCAGTATTGGCATCATCCTGGCTATCGTATTTGCTGGCTCAGTGTTCTCATTACTCTGGGCTTTAGTTTTTGTAACTCAACCAATGAAGCAAGCACCTAATGATGCAGCCTTTATTGATTTAGTTTCTACCCTGACTGTGTTCCTTACTGGAACTCTAGCAGGAATCGTATCTGCTAACGGACTCAAGAGTAAGAAGAAGGAAGATGAATCAAGATGAAGCCTGTTGTAAAGAAAGCCACGCCTGCCGCTATTGCTGTACTTCGACAAGCCACGGCGATATCACCTTCTCGGAAGAAAGCTTCAGATGGATTGCTTCCATCGGCAGCGCACATCAGCCAGAGTCCTAACTCAGACCACAACACAGGCTATGCAGTTGATTTAACTGATGATCCTAAGCACGGCATTGACTGTGCAGATATCTTCCAGAAGTTAAAGGAAGACAAGCGCGTTAAGTATCTTATATTCAAGGGCAAGATCTGGTCAGTAGAACGAGCCGATGAAGGTGACCGTGACTACACAGGTAGTAATCCACACAACAAACATTTACATATCTCCATCAATGGAAGTATGGGTAACGATACAAGTCCCTGGTTCTGGTGGATGAACCAGCCAAAGATTGTTAACCAGCTCAGAGCAAAGACGATTCCTAAAGCAATTAAGAAGTTGCCAAAGGAAGAAGTTTGTACCTGTTGCAAGTTGCACGGTGCAAAGTCCTAATCCCCATAGGAGGAAACAATGAACACAGAAAAAATCAAAGCAATCGCAGTTACATATCTGAGAGCAGGAGTGGCATCAGTGCTGGCCTTGTATCTTGCAGGTGTGACAGACCCAAAGGCTCTGCTTATGGCAGGAGTCGCAGCGGTAGCAGGTCCATTGCTAAAGGCAATAGACCCATCAGCTACAGAGTTTGGTCGCGGATCTAACTAAGAAGTAACTGCGAGGCGAAGAGGCTCACCCCGAAAGGGGTGGGCTTCTTTTTTTGTGCCACAAAACTATTCAGCATCTGCAGGACAAGGCACGGTCACTAGGTTCCCACAACTTACACAGGTACCATCCAGGAACCACCAAACCATCTCGTTATCCTCAAAGGAACACATCACGTTAAAGACCTGCGACCCACACGTACACACGTGGATAGGTCCTAAACCCCTCAGATCGGCCCCGTAAGGCTCAGGAAGGGTATGTTTAGACCAGAGTTTAGGCAGGGTGAGTAGACGGAACCACATAGACGGACGGCTAGGAGCTTCGCTCCCCATTACAGTAATTCGCCTCACGGCTCATATGGTAGCCAATATAGGTGTCGCTAACGCGACGACACGCCGTTAGGTATAGCATTGCCCAATGACCACAATCGTTGGAGTAGAAGGAATTGACTACGCTGTTCTAGTAGCTGACTCTCAGATCACCGAAGACAACCTCATCACCATTGCTACTTCCACGCCAAAGATTATTGAAGTGGGTAAGTATCTCATTGGAATGGCAGGTGATACACGCCCTGGCGATATCCTTGCCTATAACTGGAAGCCCCCTGCCTATCGAGGTGAAGACCCAGCGCAATTTATGGGACGTAAGATTATCCCAAGCATCAACCAAGCATTTGCAGACAACAACTACGACTACAACAAGGTGGACAAAGATGGTGGCTTCGATTATCTCATTGCTTTTAACGGCAATATCTTTCGCATTGCTTGTGATCTCTCTTTTTTCCAAGCAAATCACGGAACGTATGGCATTGGTTCTGGTGGTCAGCTTGCTCTTGGCTACCTTTATTCAGTTATCAAACCTGATGTTGACCTAGCCTATGCAAAGAGACACGCCCGTAAAGCTGTAGAGATAGCGTCGGTACTTGACGCTAATACCAACAAGCCTTTACAGTTGGTGGTCCAGGAAAGGATATAACAATGACAGATCCAAAGGAATTATTATTAACTGCATTACGTGCAGGTGATGCGAAGCGTTCACGTTCTACACAGGTGCAGATTGGACCATCAGAGTTAGGTGGTTGTCGTCGTAAGGTCTGGTACAGACTCAACGATCAGCCAGAGACTAATGACAACGAGATGAAACTCGCAGCCATTATGGGTACTGCTATCCACGCAGCTATCGAAGAAGCCTTAGCAGATAACAAAGACGTACTCATTGAAACAGAAGTTGAATACAATGGGATGCGAGCACACATTGACTGCTTCGTACCAGGTACTGGCGATGTCATTGACTGGAAGACAAGTAAGGTAAAGAACCTTTCATACTTCCCATCAACACAACAGCGTTGGCAGGTGCAGACTTATGGCTATCTACTAGCTAAGAATGGCTATGATGTGAAGCGAGTCTCGCTTGTTGCCATTGCACGTGATGGTGATGAGCGAGACGTTAAAGTTCATACAGAAGATTACGACGAAGCGATGGCACTAGAGGCATTGGGTTGGCTAGAAGCTATCAAGGCATCAGAGGTAGCACCAGAGCCAGAGCGAGAAGAAAACTACTGCAAGTTCTACTGCAAGTTCTATGACGCAAGTGGGCAGTTAGGATGCGTTGGTCTAAAAAAAGAACGTATCGCAACTGAAGAGGTATTAATCCAAGATAAGGATGCCTCAACTAATGCGATGAAATACTTACAGTTAGATGAAAAGATCAAAGAGTTGACAAAGGAAAAAGATTCGTTAAAGTCTGCTCTTGAAGGTATCGCTGGAGTTACAGATACAGGTATCCAAGTTCGATGGAACAAGGTAGCTGGACCTACATCAGTAGACAAAGATGAAGTACTTGCTAAACTTGGCTTCGTACCAACTAAGCAGGGTGCAGATCAATTAAGGTTAACAATCAAACAATCTGGAGGAAAGTAAATGGCTGCAAACGAAAACACAAAGTTCCAAGTTAACTTCAAGACAAGCAATGGAACTCTTATCAATCTTTATGCAACTGATGTGAAGGAACTAGAGACAGGTCTTACTGATCTATCAATGGTCTCATCTCTTATCAAGGCTACCGATGCTGAACTAAACGGTGGACGTGCCGCTGCTCCAGCACCTACTGTTGAATCAGTAGCGCAATCATTTAATGCAACACCTGTTGCAGCACCTGCTGTTGTCGAAGGTCAAGCACCTAGCTGTAAGCACGGTGTGATGAGCTTCCGTACAGGTACTTCTGCTCGTGGCCCTTGGAAGGGCTGGATGTGTGCTGCACCAAAGGGTGCAACAGATAAGTGCTCAACTATCTGGGCTTAGCAAATGCGGGAACCGCACGAGTTTGAGGTTCCTTTATGTGCTCAAGTAGGTGGCGATCTATTCTTTCCTGACCAGGAAAACGAAGGCAAGTTAGTTCGCATCAATATCGCAGCAGCAAAATCAATCTGTCATAGCTGTCAACACATCACCGAGTGTGCAGAGTGGGGTATCCGCAAGGAGAGACACGGCATCTGGGGTGCATTGACAGGACACGAACGAAACATTATTCGTAGACAACGAAACATTAGATTAGAAGAGGATAAGAGTGCTTAAACTTTCCCGCGCTTGGAGTGGAGTGACCACAAAAGCCACGCCACTGCCTGATGTGTGGAAGAACCTTGTCAAACAATCTATTAAGTTTCGTCGTGGTCAAGTATGTATGGTAGCTGCAGCACCTAACGCTGGTAAGTCAATGTTCGCATTGATCTATGCCATCAAAGCACAGGTGCCAACGCTGTTCTTCTCCGCCGATACAGACACAGCGACAGTAATGATTCGCGCTGCTGCACATCTATCGGGCCATAGCCAGTTGGCTGTGGAACAGAACATAGAAAAGAGAGCTGACTATTATTCAGAACACTTAGCTAAGACATCACATATTCAATGGGTCTTTGACTCCAGTCCGTCTCTTGATGATATTGAGATGGAGATCAAGGCATACTTTGAGTTGTATGGAGTAGCACCTCAGTTGATTATCATAGATAACCTAATGAATGTATCTGCTGAGACAGACAATGAGTGGGCAGGGCTACGTGCAATTATGATGGAGTTGCACGATATGGCACGTAAGACAGAGGCTTGCGTCTTAGTACTCCATCACGTATCAGAACAATCAGAGTATGGTTCTCCTATGATGCCACCACCAAGACGGGCTATCCACGGCAAGGTAAGTCAGTTACCAGCGTTGATACTCACACTAGGTTATGACCCAACACAGGGTCTATTGCGTATTGCATCAGTCAAGAACCGATTTGGTCCACACTTTGCTGATGCTTCTCAATGGGCATCACTGTTTGTGAACTTTGGTGCTTGTCAAATAGGAGATGATGATGCACAGGGTAGGGCCTACCTTCGTGCCAATACAGAAAGCAGTGTCTATGGCTAACAAAAATGGACGCAAAGGTTCTCAGTTTGAGACAGATGTAATGAA